TGGCGAGGTCCATGAGGGGATCCGCGTGGAGGTCATCCAGTCGGTGGCCTCGTGGGTGGCGTCGATCATCACCGAGCAGCTCATCCCGGCGATTGTGCGAATGAATTTCGGCGCGGTCCCAGCGGAGGACATGCCATACGCCGAGATCGTCATCCCCCGGGCGAAGGATGCCAAGGCCGCCGCCGAGCGCTTCAAGATCCTCGTCGAGACCGGCGTCAAGATGCCAGCCCGCTGGGTTTACGAGGAGCTCGAAATCCCCGAGCCAGTCGACGGAGAAGCGATCTTCGGCGAGGAGGAAGACCCCGAGCCGCTGCTGGATCCGCTCACGGCAGCCCGGGAAGACGAGATCGACCTGCGACCGACTGAGGAGATGGCCCGCGCCGCGCAGGACGCCTTGGACATCCGCCGCACAAAGCCGGTCTCGGAGCGCGGCATGACCGCCGTCGGCCTCGCCCGCGCCCGTGACATCATCAACCGGACCAACCTCACGCCCGACACCGTGAAGCGCATGGTCTCGTTTTTCGCCCGCCACGAGGTGGACAAGCAGGGCGAGACATGGGGCGCGAAAGGCAAGGGCTGGCAGGCGTGGAACGGATGGGGCGGCGACGCCGGCAAGAAGTGGGCGGAATCGAAGCTCAAGCAGATCGAAGCGGAATGACCAAGGCCGACATGCGCGAACTTGCTGCCGAGTGGCTCGCCCCGATGGACGAGGCGCTCGGCGAGCTGATCGAGCAAAGCCGGACGATGACGCCCGGCGCGTTCATGGCCGCCGTCGACGAGATGGTCGACCGCATCCCGCGCATGTTCTCGCAACTCAATCAGCAGGCTCTCGCCGATGCTCTGGAAGCGGAGATCGGGGAGGCCATCATCCGAGGGCTCGAAAATGGCGAAGCTTGACATCAAGGTCAGCGTCTCCGGTGCGCAGGAGGCAAAGCTGGCGGCGATCCGTCTTACATCTCCTGCCGCACGGCGGGCGGCGGTCTACGACGGCGGCTTGGCCGCGATGAACGTGGTGCGAGGTTACTACGCGCGGAAGGGGCGCTTCGGCTGGATCAACTCCAGCTTGCCGACGCATGGCCCGGGCCGCGTTCCGTCGCAGTGGTGGCGCTCGACTGAGACCGGCTGGTCACTTCGCCAGACGAACAGTTACTCCGTCAGCATGGTCAACGGGACCGTCGGCCTCGCGCACAAGATCACTGGCGGCACGATCCGAGCGAAGCGGAAGAAGTTCCTCACGATCCCCGTGACGCCCGAGGCTCACGGACTGAATACCCGCACGTTCTCGCGCACGATCGCGCCGCTGTTCCAGGCGAAGGGCATGCTGCTCTTCAAAGATCCGCAGACCGACGAGGTCAAGGCCGCCTATGCGCTCAAGCGCAGCGTCACCCATCGCCCTTGGCCTGGCGCGCTTCCGCCGGAAAACAGCTACCTCGACGCGTTCCTGAATCAGTCGCTATCCAGCTTGATCCAGTTCTTCGAGACCACCTGAATTTGCAATGTTGACTATCCTGAGCAATTTACTAAGGTTTCGCCAGATGACCGGCCTGACAGTCAACTGCGCGTTCCAGTCCGAGCTCTCCGAGTCGGGCTCGATTGTGTTCTTGCCCGAGGGCACGCACCAGATCACCGCGAGCGTGGGCGGCAAGCCGAAGACGCTCACCGTGACCGTCGACGACCGGGTTCTGGCGTCGTTCTCCGAAGACCTCGCCCGCCGGCAAGAGTCGAACGTCCGGCCGTTTGCCGGCTTCGATCACAAAGCCGGCGCCGCCTCGTTCATCCCTCAGTCGTTCCGCTATGAGCCCGGAGTCGGGCTGCTTCTGGATGTCGAATGGACCAGCGCCGGCCGCGCCGCCATCGAGGGCCGCGACTACTCATATTTCTCTCCCACCTTCCTCGTCTCGAAAGACGGCATCCCCACCGGTCTGACGACTCGCGGGGAGGTCGGCAGTCTGGTGAACGACCCGGCATTCGAGGAAATCCCGCGGATCGCCGCATCTCACACCGAACCACCCCAATCCGACATGGATCACCTGATCGAACTCGGGCTCGTGGAGGCGTCTTGCGCGCCCGATCAAGCCCTCGAAACCGCCAAGGCCACGCTCGCCTCCCTCCGGGAAGCTGCCGCGCAGGTCGAAACCGTCGAAGCCGCCAACGTGGCTAAGAAGTCCGCCGAGGATGAACTCGCCGACATGAAGGTCAAATATGACGAGCTCGAAGCAGCGAACAAGAAGCTGATGGACGAGCTCGCCACCAAGGCCTCTTCCGCCGCCGACGCCGCCATCGAAGAAGCAGTCAAGGCCGGCCGCATCGCCCCACAGGACGACGCGACCAAGAGCTTCTGGCGCTCCTCGATCATCGCCAACCCGGACGCAGTGAAGGCGCTCAATGCCATCCCTGCAAACCCTGCTCTCTCGGGCAAGACGGTCCTCGCAGGCCGCACCGAAGAACCGCCCCAAGGCCCCGAACTCACCGGCCTCGCACGTGTCGAAGCCGCATTCAAAGCTCAATCCCAATCCTGACATCCCATGCCCAACAATCTGACCCTGCTTGACCTCGCCAAGCTCAACGGAGCCGACCCGGTGGTCGGTCTCATCGAGGAAGTCGCCATCGCCTCCCCGGAGGTGACCATCATCCCGGCCCGCACCATTCGCGGCACGTCCTACAAGACGGTGATTCGGAACCGCCGCCCGTCGGTGGCCTTCCGTGCTGCCAACGAAGGGACCGACGCTTCGAAGTCGGACTTCACCGAGCGCCTCGTTGAAGCGTTCATCCTGTCCTCCCGCATCGAAGTCGACAAGGCTGTCGCTCGCGGATACGAGGACGGACCTGAAGCACTCCAGGCCATCGAGGCCGCCGGCGTCATGCGCGCCGCGCTCTCGACCGTTGGCACCCAAACGATCTACGGTAATTCCGCCAGCTCGAAGGGCTTCGCCGGCCTCCAGTCGCTGATCGGCACCTTCGGTGACGAGCTCGTCGTCGACGCCGGCGGCACCACCGCCAACACCGGCTCCTCGGTCTACGCGATCAATGCCGGCGTGACTGGCGTCCAATATGTCTACGGCAACGGCACCACCTTCGACCTGTCCGCGTTCCGTGAAGGTGATGCGGTCGACGCAGACGGCCGCCGCTATCCCGCCTTCATCGCCGACCTCACTGCTTGGATCGGATTGCAATGCGTGAACCGCTACGCCGTGGGCCGCCTCAAGGACATCACCGCCGCCGAGGCTGGTGCTCGCCTCAATGATGCGAAGATCGCGGAACTCCTCAGCCGGTTCCCGGTCGGCGAGCGCCCGACTCACCTGCTCATGTCCCGCCGCTCGGCCTTCCAGCTGCAAATCAGCCGGACGACCGCCCCGAACACCAAGCAGGAAGCCTTCACCGGCATCCTTCCGGGTGTCCCCACCGAATCCTTTGGTATCCCCATCATCATCACCGACTCCATCGGCGACACCGAAGCCCTCAGCTAATCCACGATCATGTCCAACTTCTCACGAAACCTTCAGGATCGCAACTACACCTCGACCGTCGCCATCGTCGTCGGCGGAGCTGTTACCGCCGGATTTGACCTTGAACAGGTCGCCGGCGGTGACATCGAGGATGTTGTCTTCGAACTGGCCGCCCCGGCGGTCGCAGGCCTCAACAACACCAGCACGATCACCTACGCGTTGCAGGACAGCGCCGACGGTGTGACTTACGCCGCCGTGGATCCTGCTATCAGCACCGTCCAGACTGGTGCCGGTGGCGTTGGGACCGCAGCGAAGACCGTCCGCTTCCGCCTGCCTGTGAACACCCGTCGCTGGGTCCGCATCGCTCAGACCAACTCGTCCACTCCCGGCACCTTCACTGGTAGCATGGTGGCCAAGCTCCTGTTCTGATCGCCCTCCCCATCGAGGCCCGCCTGTTCGCGGGCGGGCCTCTTTCCTTTTTCCCTCCTATGGCTTGGCTTGCTCTCACCGTCGAATCCTTCCGCGACCGCCTCGGCAATGATGAACTCGACCGACTGGTCGAAGAGTCGCCGACGCCTGACGCGAAGCTCGCGGAGATCCTTGCCCAAGTCGCCGCTGAGTTTGTCTCGCGGATCAATGCAGGCCGCCGCAAGCGCGGCCTCGCGCCGCTGGTCAATACCGGGCTCAACATCCCGCCCGGAGCACAGCGGCACGCATACACTATCGCGCGCCGGCTTCTGACCGACGCCTTTCCATCGCTCGCCGAGTTCAATGGCGAGGATCGGAAACTTTCCGTGGAGGCCGCCGAGAATTTCCTCGACGACCTCGCCAACAACAACGCCGACGCCGACGACACCGGTGCCGCTTCCTACGCTGCCGCCTCGGGTGCCGCCTTCCGTTACTCGGGCAAGGCCCTGATGGACTTCGCCGAATCTCCCTGACCCATGGCATCCCTCATCCGCCAGATCGTCGAGGCTATCGGGGAGCACCTCCGTGAGTCGGAGTATTTCCGCACGGTGCCGACGATCCCGGTCTTGATCGAGGACCAGAAGGACGTCGAGCGCGAGATCGTCAACGCCGCGCAGAAGACCGGGGCCTTCGTGATGGTCAACTTTGTCTCTGGCGAGACTGACACCAACAACACGCCCGGCCCGTATCTGACGACGGCAAACTTTCAAGTCGTGGTCTCCGAGATCCCTAGCGTCTGGCGCTCGAAGGCTCGCCGCGCGCCATCATGCACCGAGATTGCCGAGGCGGTCGCTCGGCTGCTTCACCACGTGCAGCCGGCGGACCGCGACGACGCCCCGCTCTCCGGTGGAGTGCTCCTTTTCGACGGAATGACCCAACAGGTCAACGACTCCATGCTCCAGCAGGCCGTGACGTTCACCATCCCAATCGGCCTTTCAAACGATCCACCTGAACGATAAATCACCATGCCCACTTTCGACAGAACCACAATCGTGCGCGGTCCTTGCAAGATCGCCTATGACACCCAGACCTTCTACAGCAAGGGCGGCGTCGTGCTGACCATGACGAACTCGACCTTTGATAAAGAGACCGACGCTTACGGCATGGTCGGCAAGTCGAAGACCGACCTCCAGATCGTCGTCGAGTTCGAGCCAGTGGGCGAGATCGAAGCGCTCGCGGTCCTGTTCCCTTATGGTAATACCGCGATGGGATCGAGCATCTACGGATCGACCGACAAGGCGCTTGTCATCACCGCCGCCGACGCGACCTACACGATCAACAACGCGGCAATCACCCAGATGCCGAGCATCCGGTGCACCGCGAACAACACGGCCTTCGGCTCCGTGCAGTTTACTGGCCTGCTCGACAAGGGCGGCGACCCGGTCAACCTGTCGGACTACTACGCGGTCGGCGCTGGTGGTTCCATTGGCACCGCGTTCACTCCCGGAACGATCATCACTGCCCCATACCGCGCGACGCTCGGATCGGTCGGGCCGTTCTTCTCGGAGGCCGGTTTCGAGATCGCCTTCGAGCTCGGGCTGAATCCTGTGGTGGTCGACGGAATCGGCACCGTGGACATGAGCCTGCAAAATCTCGGCGCGACCATCACCTGCATCCCGACCGGCCTCGCGGAGAACTCCTTCGACGGGTTCTTCAATGGTCTGGACGCCGGCGAGGACTTGGCGAACTCCGCCCTCGACATCTCAACTGCAACCGTTGGCGGCCTGAACTTCGACTGTGCCGCCGTGCAGCTGATCGACTTCCAGAAACGCTTCTCTCCAACCGACAACCGCCTCGGCCAGCTCACGCTTGCCGCCCGGCGGACGTTCTCCACCGGAAACCCCGTTGCCCTCTTCACTGTCGCCGCTGTCGCCTGATGAAATGCCGCCTCGCCATCGGCCTTGACTACTACGACCTCGCCGGGGCCTCCGGGGTCACGAGCGACACCCAAGGCCTTCAAGTCACCTACTCGGTCAACTCCGAGCAGGTGGCTTACCTTGGCGTCGACGAGGCCCGACAGCTATTCCGCCCCGGGTCGAATGTCACCGCGTCGTTTTCCAGCGCGGTCGAGTTCCCGACGGTCGCCGCCTGCGAGGCCGAGATCGGGTTCCTCTATGAGTTCCTCAAGGACCAAGACGGCACCGTGACCGCCTACCTCGGCAACATCGCCGACGATGGATCCGACCAGATCGAGACGGCAACGGCGGCGGGGACGGCTCAGACGCTCGTGACGGTCTCGCAAGGGAATGCAGACACGATCTACTTCACCGACGACGGGACTGACCCCACTACGAGCTCGCCGACGATCACAAGCGGGACATCGTTCCTTCGCCCCGGCACTTTCCGGATCAAGGCTCTGGCCGTGAAGGCCGGCGAGACTAACAGCCCGATCATCTCGCGTGGGTTCATCACGACCGGGCAAGTCAACGAAGCGACGGTATCGCCGGAAAGCTCGGCGCAGCCTGCCGGAAACGTGACCGTGACCGTCACGAACGCTCTGGCCGGCGTGACGATGCATTACACCACGAACGGCACCACCCCCACCACCGGGTCGCCAACCGTCGCCAGCGGCGGCACGGTGTCGGTTCCAGTCCCGGGCAAACTTCAGGTCTTGGCGGTCAAGGCCGGGCTCACGAACAGCCCGATCAAGGAGGCTAACTTCATCGAGCTTCCGGCCGCGAGTGGATACACCACCGGCACCTACACCGACGGCGGGACAACCTACCGTTGGCACAAATTGACGGCTGACGCCAGCGTGCGGATCGACTCGGGCGGCGTCATGGATTACCTTATCGTCGGCGGTGGCGGCGCTGGTGGCGGTGTGGCTGCGAGCCGAAACGGCGGTGGCGGTGGTGCTGGCCAGTTTGTCACCGGCTCGGCTTCATTCTCTCCGAATACAATCCCGGTCCGAATCGGCAAAGGCGGAATCAGCTCGACCACTTCGCCGGCGGTCGCCGCCTCGGATGGCGGACTGTCCCGGTTTTCCTTCACCGCCAGCGGTGGTGGTGGTGGTGGTATCGGGGACGCTCAAAATGGTAGAGCGGGGGCCTCTGGTGGTGGTGCAACTGTCAACGGAATCGGTGGGGCTGGCCTCGTCGCGTTCCCGGGCGGAACCGGGCTGACGACAAACCGCGCTGGCGGTGGTGGATCCTCCGCAGCCGCTGGCCTCACTCAGTCGGCCTCGACGTCGGATCTTTCCCCTCGGGCTGGCACCACTTCCGCCCTCGACAATATCTCGACCGTCTACTGCAACGGCGGCGGAGTCCTTGCTACGGCTGGGACGCTCACCCCGGGCAGCGGTGGTGCTGGCCGTCGCGGAAGCACCGGTGACCCGGGCCAGAATGGCGCTGACGGTATCGTTATTCTCCGCCATGTCGAGGGGGCTGTTTCCCTGACCGTCTCAGGCGCAGTGACCGCTACGCCATCAATGACCCCGACGAGCACGGCGGCCGCTTCCGGCATCGTGACGATGCAAGTCACCACGTCGCTCGGCGTGCAGAATTTCAGCGTCCCGGTCTTGGCTGGCGAGACCGTCGCGACATGGGCCGCAACCGCCCGCGCGCAACTCGCCGCCGACTCCGAGATCGCCCGGCGGTTCGTGGTCTCTGGCACCGGCACTTCGATTGTGCTCACCTCGCGGAAGCATCAAGCCGACACGTCGCTCAACATCTCTCTGACCAACGGGACGCCGAGCCCCGGCATCACCGCAGCGCCGACCAGCGCCGACACCGCGCCGGGCTCGCCTGATACCGTGACGCCGATCATGACGATTTACGGCGCGATTGCTCAGGTTTCGGCCACGTATCGCGGCAAGACGATGACAATCAACTCCAGCATCACCGGCCGCACCACTCCCTAACCCATGGCATCAAAGAAGGTCAATATCGACATCACGACGCGGGCCGACACCTCCGGCGCGCAGAAGGCCGCCACGTCACTCGACGGCCTCGCAGCGGCTGGAACTCGTGCCGGAACCGGGGCGGAGTCCGCAGCCAAGGGTGCGGGTCGCGTCGGGCAGGTCGCGCAGTCCGCCGGCTATCAGGTGCAGGACTTCGCGGTGCAGGTCGCCGGCGGCACCTCGGCGCTCACGGCGATGGCGCAGCAGGCACCGCAGTTCCTCGGGGTCTTCGGACCGGGTGGTGCCATCGCGGGCGCGCTGATCGCGGTGGGGTCCATCGCGGCCAAGGTGTTCATGTCGATGGCCGACGACTCGGCCAATGCAGCAGAGCAGGCCGAGTTCCTTGCCGGTGCCGTCGACGAGATCGGCAAGGCAGCCGGGAAGGCCGTCGGCGAGGACATCGACTTCGGACTCAAACAGGTCATCGCCGCAGCGGAGGAAGCCGAGAAGCTGATCGACGCTTACGACCGGGTCACCGATGCCCAGAACGCTTCGGCGCTCGCGTCTCTTGCGAATGCGGAGAAGATCCGGCAGGCCGAGGTCGAGCTTGCTCGCCTTCGCGGGGAGCAGGTCGACGAGTCGGCAAACATCGCCGATGGCGTGGCGGCGGAATCGGCAGCACGGCAGGAAGCAGCCCGGCAGCAGATCGCGGCGCAGAACGAGCAGCTTGCCAAGGCGCAGCAGCAAGAGGAGATCGCCCAGACGCTCTTCCTCGAAATGCAGTCGCAGAAGCGCGAGGCTGAAAACCAACGGCAGATCGAGGCGCAGAAGCTCGAACTGCTCCGGGCGCAGCGTGATGAGCTCACCAAGCAGGCCGAAGAGCGCGGCAAGCTGTCGGAATACGAGATCCCGTTCATGAAGACGCCCGCCGCCGAGCGGGCGCAGACTGCCTTGGATGACCCTGCATTTCAAGCAGCCCTGACGGCCGCGCAAGAACGGGTCAACGCACTCGACGCCCAACTCGACGAGCAGGGTGGAAAGCTCACCGAGGCCGTGCAGACCGCAGCGGTCGCGCTGCAAGACGCGATCACCAACACGGCGACCATCTCCGAGGCGCTGGCAATCGAGGTGCCGAGGATCGAGCAGACGCTGCAAGCCGAGGAGGTGAAGGCCACCATCTCGGGCTTGGCTGAGATCGGGCAGGCGACCGCGCAGGAGATCAGCCGCATCGCCGAAACCGCTCAGCCGACGACCAACGGCCAATCCGAAGCGCTGGCGATCCTGAAGCAAGCGGCAGCCGACGGGACCATCACCGCAAACGAGACGGCCAAGGTTGCCGCCGCCTTGCAGGTGCTCGGGTCTTCGATCAACACCGGGATCACCGGGATCAATTCGAACGTCTCGGCGCTCATCAACTCGATCAACACTTTGAGCTCGCAGGTAGTCGACCAGAAGCGCCAGATTGACGCCATCAACGCCCGGATCCGTTCCGGTAACTGACCCCATGCCCAGCGACTACACTATCCGAGGCCAAGCAGGCCAAGCGCTCGCCGGCAGCTTCCGCCTCGGGCGTGACCTGAAGGCGGTCAACGCCAGCCTGACGTTCGAGAACCTCGGGCCGGACATCCTGCAATGGATGTGCCGGACGAAGGACTTAAACGCCGCCGATACCGTGATTCCGAGCGTCGGCCAGCAGATCGAGCTCTGGGACGAGGCTAATGCCACACGGTTCTTCCGTGGCAATGTCACGCAAGCCCGGGTGACCAACTACGGCGTGCAGGTCATCGTCGAGGGGCCGTGGCAGTGGCTGCGCAAGATCGACGTCACCACGTCGCAGACGCTCAACGGCTCGACGCAGGACCGCCCGACGGTGGTCTTCAACGAAGGCTCGGTGTCGTCCCACATCACCGCCCTGCTAACCCGGGCAATCGCCGCCGGCGCTCAGGTCGGCATCGGCAGCATCGCGACCACCTTCACGGTGCCGAAGCTCCAGTTGTCGATGATGACCTTCGCCGACGTGCTGGCCGAGCTCATGCGGTGGGTGCCGGACTGCATCGGCTGGTGGGATTACTCGGGCAGCGGCACGCCGACCTTCAACCTGTCCCGTCGAGGCACACTTCCGGCGACGACCTACGCGCTCGGCACCGCACCGCTCGAGAGCTTCGATATGACCGGGCGGCAGGATCTTCAGCCGTCGCGCGTCGAGGTGAAGTTCACAGCCCGGGCAACAGACCAGCGCCCGCAATTCAACGAGCAGGTCGCCGGCACCGCCGTCGCCGGCCGGGTGCAGGTCATCGGCCTCTCCGGCAAGGAGCTCGACACGTTCTTGCCTGCGGATGAATATGGCAGCGCCGTCGTCCAGACGACGGCCGCGAACGTCACGGCGGGAACGCTGGAGCCAAGCATCCTGAACTTGTTGCCGGAGGTGCAGACGTCTCGCGCGGCATATCCCGGCCTTCCCGGGACATCCGACGTCATCCTTGCCAACGGGGAATCCCTAACGACCAACAGCGCAATCGGTGGCGGTGGAGGGACAACCTACAACACGGTGATGCCGACGATCCAGTGGATCAACCCGGAGACCGGAGCCCCGGTCAGCGTGGTCGGCAAGAACCTCCTCTTGACCACCAACCCCCCGGACTGGTTAAACCTCGCCAACAGCGAACGCGTCAAACTGACCGGCCGGATCTATGCCATCTCGCCATCGATCATCTACAAGAGCCCCTACGGGTCTGGTGACTCGGCCGATCCTGCCGCACTCCCGGCGTGGGCGAGCGCGTTCGGATGGTCCGCGACGATCCCATTGCCAGGCTACACGGCGGCGACCAGCTTCGCGCAGCCGTTCCCATACGACCGTTACCGCGTCAACGTGCTGGCGCTCGACTTTGAGCTGGACGTGATTCTGACCACCTCCAGCTACCCAACCGCCACGACGCTCTACCGCCAGCAAGACTACGAGTATCTCGCCCCGCCGGCCAACCTTGCCACCAACCTGCTCGCCGCGCAGGCATTTGTCCCATACGAGGGCAACATCCGGCTCAAGTATGGCAACCTACCGCCGATCACGAACGGGCTGGCATCGAAGTATCGCCTGACCGGATCCGTCGCGGAGCTTGCAACCGCCGACGCTCTGGCCCGCGCTGTCACCTACGACCTCGCCGCGCAGTCGGTCGACATCGACCTCGGTGCGCCTGCTCGCTTCTCGTTCGGGACGCTCGGTGGGAAAGTCCGACAGTCTCCGCAGACGAACATCACGATCAACTGAGCCCCAGTTCGTCTAGCATTGACCGCGAGCCGCCGGGGCTGTAGTTTCCCGCGCATGACGAAGGTTCAGGCCTACTCGGGCGCGACTCTCAACATCTCCTTCGCGTGTAAGGACGAACTCGGCGACCCGGTGGACCTGACCGGGTTCACGGCGCGGGCGGAGGTTCGCCCGACTATTTCCAGCGACGTTCTCACGCTCGACCTCGCCCCGACGATCCCGACACCGGCGAACGGCGTGATTGTGGTGTCGGTCTCCGACGAGATCACCGCCGGCATCGAGGCCGGGAATTACGTCTGGGGTCTGGTCCTTGAGACGCCCGAAGGCAACGTCATCCCGATTGAGTCCGGCCCGATCCTTTTCCGTCAAATCGTCCCCCGCGAAGCATGAGCATTAAAACCGTCGAAATCGCGCTTCCGAGCGGCATCACCATCGTCGAAATCAGGCAAGGCCCGGCTGGTCCGTCCGGTGCTGGAGAGTGGGGCAACATTGGCGGAACGATCACGGATCAGGCGGACCTTGTGTCCTACATCGGCACGCGTCTTGCCAGCGGTGAGGCCACCGCGAAGAACGTGGAGGTTTTCGTCCGCAATACGACCGGCGCGACCATCGCGAAAGGCTCGATTGTTTACATCAACGGGGCGAGCGGCAACCGCCCTACGATCACGAAGGCGCAGGCGAACAACGACGCCAATTCGGCGCAGACCATCGGATTCGTGAAGGCCGACATTGCCAACAACTCAACCGGCTACGTCATTACAAGCGGCGACCTAGAGAACGTCGATACGCAGGCGCTGACTGCTGGCCAGCAGCTTTATCTCTCGCCGACCACGGCAGGCGCATGGACGACGACCAAGCCGTCCGCCCCGCAGCATCTGGTCTACGTCGGCATCGTGGTTTCCGCCCACCCGACGCAGGGCATCATCTACGTCTCGATCCAGAACGGCTACGAGCTGGAAGAGCTGCACAACGTCGCGATCACATCGCCCTCGACGGGGCAGGTGCTGCGATACAACTCGGCCACGGGGCTCTGGAGCAACCAGACGCTGCTGACCAGCGTCGGCGGATTCGGCACAGAAGACGCTGGAAAGTTCGCGGTGTTTAACCCGGATGGGGGAATTGCAGCTTACGCCGAAGGGGTGTATACTGGCGGCAGTTTTGATTCCGATGCTGGTGCCGGAGTTACGGGAAATTCTCTCACCGGCAACGGTGTTTTCGCTGGATCTGTCAGCAGCACGGGCTTGCGGGCTCAAACGGATTCTGGAACCTACAACGCGATTTTCGGCAGTGAGGCGTCACCCAACGACCGATCTTTTGTCGCCCGCGTCCTCGGAGCATTCGGTTGGTTTCGAGGGTTGTTCACGGGCCGCATCCAAGCCGCCGCGACGCTGACGGGCAACCGCACCTACACACTCCCCGACGCAACCGGCAACGTGCTGCTGGACTCGACGCTTGCGCCGACGATCAACGCCGCGACGGAGGACACCGTGGCGCTGGCGGCTGACCAGTTGCCAATGACAGAGACGGCGGCCTCGGGCGCGTTGAGGCGGATCACGTTTGCGAACCTCTTCGCGTTCGTCCGCGCACAGCTCGGACTCATGACCGGAGCGGTGCAGGCGGCTGGGGAGTGGGCGTTCCAGAGTGCCACCCGCCCGACCAGCGCCGGGACCGGCACACCTGCGGCGAACTCGCTCATCACGCGGGCGGATGGGGATGCGCGGTATCCTCGCCTCATCCTCGCCATGGCCACCGCCGTGCAGGACGTGACCAACTCATCGACACTAACCCCATCGACGTTCCTCACCGCGACGCTGGAAGTTGGGACGTATCGAATTGATACACTGGAACTTGTCGGATCATCTGCATTTGCAACAGCCGGATCAAAAGCAGATTTGGAGTTCACCGGAACGGGGACGTTTGCAGGAACTCGCTGGCGTAGTATCGCCACCAGCGTCGAACCAATCAACGCGGCTCTGTCATGGGGAGGCTCGGGGGAAACCCTGAATGGTCAAACCGTAGGGCCGGTGCATAGCATTATCATTTCGCGGAGGGGAAATCTAACAGTAACAGCACCCGGCACTCTGAGGGTCCGATTTGCTCAAAATACCGCCGTCGCAGCGCAATTCGCCCGCCTCCATGTCGGCAGCTATCTTCGCGCCGAAAAGATCGCATAACGCTCTAATACCATGCTCACCACCCCGAAGACCCAGCCCGAAAGAGACCTCGCGGAAAAGGACGCGTCGATTCTACGCGCCGCCACCGCGCTCCACTACGCCGCGTTCGTGCTCCAAGCCGAAAACGTCCACTTCTGGAGCCTGCCCGACGACCGGCTGCTCGCCGTCCTCAACGACAGCGTGCCGAGGACCCTCGCTATGTTCGCGGCCAACACCGCCGCCGGGGAGTCGATCAACTCGCTGCTCGACCAGATCGGCGACGAGTCGCTGACCCACCGCGCCCCCACCGCGCCGGGGCGGTCGGACATCGGGTTCGCGGACGGCGAGTTCTTCATCGTGCCGCCTCCGCCCGCAACCGAGGAAGATCCGACCCCTGATCAAGATCAATGAACATCCCCACCGAATGGATTCTCGCCTCGATTGGAGGCCTCACCGCCGTCATCTCCGCTCTCGCCTCGGTCATCTACCGGGCGCTGTCGTCCGAGATCTCCACGCTCCGAGGCATCGTCGGGAAACTACAGGACGACGTCGACCGCCTGTCGAAGGGCTGCGGAATTCAGTCCTGCATCTGGCGGAACCGATGAACGCCTTCCCGGACCCTCTCGTCTTTCAGCACGCCGGCGTCCGCAATGGCAGCATGATCCTGCGGCTGACGCAGCGCTTCCGTTACCTCTCGACGACGCATGGCGAGATCACGGTGCCGGTCGACTTCCACACCGACGGTGCGAGCGTGCCGCGCGTGTTCTGGGGCATCCTCAGCCCGTTCGGCGATTACTTCGGGGCCGCGCTGATCCACGATTTCCTCTACTCGCCCCACAACCGCCGCTTTGACCGCGCCAGCGCCGACCGGATCTTTCTTGCCGCGATGAAAGACGCCGGCGTGCCGTGGCTCCGCCGCCGCACGATCTACCGCGCGGTCCGCCTCGGCGGCTGGGCATCATTCAAAGGAAACCCGATCCCGTGACCCGCACTCAGATCCAATCCATGCAGGCCCGCATCGGAACCGCCCCGGATGGCTTCTGGGGGCCGCAGTCCATGGCCGCTTGCCAGCGGCACCTGCGGGCGCTGATGCCATCCCCCAACCCATGGCCGGAATCCGACCAGGCGAGTCTCCGTGCGTTCTACGGCGACGCCGGGGACCCCATGCAGCTGACATCGCTGCCGGTGCAGGGGCTCGGCATTCAATACGACGGGAAGCCGGTGAAGTCGATTCTCTGCCACCACAAGGTGGCGGCATCGCTCAAGCGAGTGCTAGAGGACATCGCGGCCAGCCCTCACGCCGCGATTCTCCGCGAGTTCGCCGGCGTCTACAACAACCGCCCGATGCGTGGCGGTTCCCTGCCCAGCCTCCACGCCCGAGGAGCTGCCATCGACCTGGCACCCGGCACGAATGCCAACTCGACCCACTGGCCGAGCCGGGCGACGATGCCGCTGGAAGTGATGGAGTCTTTTGCCCGTGAGGGATGGCTTGCTGCCGGCGCGTTTTGGTCTCGGGATGCCATGCACTTTCAAGCCACGCGGTGATTTCTCTCGACAACACCGCCAGCCGTGAGACCCTTCTCGCGGTTCCTTGGTTGGTGCCAAGCCCGCCCTCTCCGCCGTCATGGGAAACCTAGCGATGGGGGCGGGCACTCCTTTTCCAATCGTAGGGTCGACTAGCGGCTAAGTCGCCGGGCTCATACCCCGGTATCGTGGGTTCGAGTCCCACCCCTGCCACCAATTTGACCCGCCCCGCCTCTCGACGAAGCGAAATTGGGCGGGTGTTTTTTTCGACAGTCGCCCGGACGGGATCCGCAAGGACCGAACCAGCCGGGTGCTTTTTTTGTTGCACTTCCGCAGAACTAGACGTAGGGCTTCCCCCGCATGAATGCACCAACCACCAAACGCGGCATGTCCAATGCCGAATACCACGCCCTGCCCAGCATCTCGAAATCAGGCCTTGACCTGATCCACCGCGCGCCCGCCCTCTACAAGTGGCGGCGCGAGAATCCGCACGAGACAACCCCAGCCATGCGGCTCGGCACGCTCACCCACACCGCCGTATTGGAGCCTGAGCGGTTCGCCGCCGAGGTCATGGTCGCGCCGAAGATCGACCGCCGGACCAGCGCCGGCAAGGCCGAGTGGGAGGCGTTCCTGATCGCGTCGCAGGGCAAGGAGCTCGTCACCGAGGATGAGATGGCGAAGCTGCTGTCGATCCGTGACGCGGTTCACGCTCACCCCGCCGCGTTCAAAGCGCTCTTCGGTAATCCCGCCATCGAGCAGTCGATTTTCTGGACCGACCCGACGACCGGCGTCGACTGCCGCTGCCGCCCGGACTGCATGACCGCTGCCGGCGTCATCGTGGACCTCAAGACCTGCCGCGACGCTTCGCCGGCGGGCTTCGCGAAATCCATCGCGCAGTATCGCTACCACGTGCAGGCGGCATTTTACTCCGACGGCTTCCGCGCCGCGTTTGACGATCTTCCGCGCGGGTTCGTGTTCATCGCTGTCGAGACCGAGCCTCCCTATTTAGTCGGCGTCTACGTCTCCAGTGCCGACATGATCGACAGGGGCCGGACTGACTACCAAGCCGACCTTGAAACTTTCCGGGAATGCCTTGCCACCGACACGTGGCCGGGCTACTCGACCAGCCCGCTCACGCTGGACCTTCCGAAGTGGGCCTAAACCAAACACCGACCAAGAACATGGACAACCAACTGACCACAACGACGAAAGGCATTCAACAAGATGCAGAATGGGGCGACGCGAAAACCGTCCACCGCATCTTCGGCATTTCCCGGACGCCGCTTTATCGGCTCATTGCTTCGGGGCTCATCAAGTCTGTGAGCCTTCAGCTTCAAGGAAGCGAGCGAGGGAAGCGATTGTTCCACTTGCAGAGTATCAGCGACCTGCTGGAAAGCCGTGCAACCGGAGGACGTCCACAAGCCTAACCCTCTCTCTCCACAACACCGACCAACACCATGACCGAACAACTGACAATCAACCCCGCCCCCGCCCACTCGATCACCGCGTTCTCGAGCGCGGCGTCGTTCGAGGCGGCGCAGCGGATGGCTCTCGCGCTCTGCTCATCGAACATCGTTCCCGAGCAATACCGGGGCAAAGACAACATCGGGAATGCAATCGTCGCGCTGGAGATGGCGCAGCGGATCGGGGCTTCTCCCCTCGCGGTGATGCAAAACCTGAACATCATCCACGGTCGTCCCTCGTGGTCCTCGACGTTCATTATCGCGGCGCTGAACTCTTGCGGGCGGTTCTCGCCGCTCCGGTTCGACGTGACCGGCGATGGTGACGACAAGAGCTGCGTGGCATGGGCTACCGACCGGGCCGGCGAGCGGCTGGAAGGCCCGCCGGCATCAATCGCGATGGCTAAGGCCGAGGGCTGGTTCGCCAAGAACGGATCCAAATGGAAGACGATGCCTGAGCTCATGCTTCGCTACCGCGCCGCCGCGTTCTTCGGCCGCCTCTACGCGCCCGATGTCCTGAACGGAATGCACGCCACCGAGGAGGTCGAGGACATCAACCCGCCGCGCCGGGTGAACGTTTCGCCCGAGGCTTCCGCGATCTTGGACGAAGCGCCGGAGCAGGAAATCGCGTCGCGACAGATGCCGAAGCCGGTCGCGAAGACTAAGCTGAGGCCGGCTGCCGTGGTCGACGTCGAGCCTGAACCGGCGGCCGTGCAGGCTGAGCCGGTGGCTGCTGATGACGGCGACATCTTCGGCTGATCCGGCCTGATTCTCAGCCCCGGTGAATTTATTTTCGCCGGGGCTGATTTTTTTCTTCCAATCCTGCCGAAGTCGGCTAGGGTCTCCCACGTAACCAACGACGCCAACCAATGAAGACCACCACCGCCAACACCATTCAAGCCGCCACCATCGAAACCGCTCGCCAATGGCAAGCCACCGCTGACAAGGCCGCATTCATCCAAGAGCTCCTCGGTTTCTTCAGCATCAACAGCGCGGGATTCAGTGAAGCCGAAGACGCCGCCGAAGCCCGGTTTGAGGAACTCCTTGCCTAAACCACCTACGGGGGCCGCGCATCCTACACGCGGGCAACACCAAACCATACCAACCATGGACCAAGAGACAATCAAGCAGCTCCGGCTGCTCTTCGCCGAGTTCGACGCGACCCTCGCGCGGGTCTGCACGATCCTCAACCCGGCCGAGGCCCGGGTCGACTCGCTCGCCGCGCAGCCCGCCGCATTGCCCGCCGGATTCTCGCCCGGCCTGCCGCCGCTCCCTGAACCACCGCCCGGCATGCGCTGGGAATACGCCAAGCAAGGAATCGGAGAACTGAAACCAAATATCTACGCATTCCAAGGTTGGAGCCGATGGCAAGAGAGCGACAGGCTTTCCTTCGTCCCAGATATCCACTACGCCGTCCTCGTTCCAGCTTAACCCCACCAACCAGAAACCAGCATGAGCACCAACGCACTCGCCATCCTCGGAGATGGATATCAGATCCAGATCACGCCGGCAGCCGCCGAGCAAAAACGCGTCATCGTCGAGGCCGCCCGCGCGGTGGTCGCCGTCACTGACCTCCCGTCCTGCGACATCGCGCAGGCCCGGCTCAAGGCCCTCGGCACGATCCGCACGTCGGTCGAGGCCAGCCGGAAAATCGTCAAGGCTCCGGTCATCGACCTGGGGAAACGCATCGACGGCATCGCCTCCGAATTCGTGGCCGAGGTCATCGCGGAGGAGTCCCGCCTGTCCGGGCTGGTCGCCGAATACGCCCGGGAGCAACAGCGGATCCGCCGTGAGGCCGAGCTCGCCGCCGAGAGGGAACGCCAGCGGATCGAGCGCGAGCGCCACGAGGCGGAGATGGCGGCGCAGCGTGAGGCGGCCCGGATCGAGCGGGAGCGCATGGAGGCCGAGCGCCGGGCGCACGAGGCCGAGCTCGCCCGGCTGAAGGCGGAGGCCGCGCAGTCCGAGGAAGGGCAGCGGGCCGCTCGGGAGGCGCAGGAGCGGGCCGTGGCCGCTCAGCGGGAGGCCGAGGCCCGGGCGGACGCAGCACGCCGTCAGGCCGAGGCTGACGCCGCCGAGGCACGACGCCGGGAGGCCGAGGCAGAAACAGCCCGAGCCGCAGCCGTGGCTGCTCCTGCGATGCCCTCTGGCGTGAAGGAGCAGATCGATTTCGAGGTCGAGGACGTGCTGGAGTTCGTCGCGAAATTCCCGCAGCTCTGCCGGATCGAGCCGAAGCGCGCCGAAATCCTCGCCGCGCTGAACAAGTCCTTCATCCGAAACGGCAAGCTGCCTGAGGTCGCCGGACTCCGCGTGTTCCAGAACCTCAAGGTCGGCCGCCGATGAACCAACTCACCCAAGCCTCCCAAATCCTCGCGAAGCTCGGCATCGGGCCTCGCGAGGGGATCGCCCTCGGCGTCATCGCTCAGATGGGCGGGACCGCCAAAGCCTGCCACATCGAGGCGGCGCTTCGCCCCTACTCGAAAAACCCGTCGGCCATCACGTCGGTGCTCCGCAAGAAAGGCCTCGCCACCAACGCCGGCCAAGTCAAGGGGAACAGCCCGTTCTGGAGCCTGACGTCCGAAGGCCGCCTGAAAATCGCATCCGCCACCCGAAAATGAAACTCCTCGTTCCGTTCTTGTTCGGCAGCTCCGCATGGTGCTTGATCCGCGTCGCTTGGCACGCCGCCAACGGCAGCCCGCGTGCGGCTATCGCCGCCGGCGTGCTCGCCGCCCTCCTCCTATTTATCGCAACCATCGAATCCCACCATGATTAAACTCCGAATCGACCGCAAGAAAGTGGACCGCGCTGCGGTCTACAAGGCCCAATCCGGCGCTGAATACTACGATTTCACCCTGCTGACCAACCGCGACGGCCCGGACCGCTACGGCTACGACGGGTTCGTCGTGCAGGACCTTGGCAAAGAGCGCCGCGAGGCCGGCGAGAAAGGCCCGATCATCGGCAGCTGGAAGCACGCCGGGAAGACGACGCAGGCACCAGCACCGGCCGCTCCATCTCCAGCCTCTCCTCCGTCGGGGGACGACGAGATCCCATTCTGAACGCCGAAGGCCACGGACGGCGCGCCGTGGCTGGAACTCAAGATGACGGCTGATCGCCGTTCCGTGCGCCGACTTGTTCCACCTTGCCCGAACTACCTGAAAGCGATGAATCAGCAAGAACTCCATAAGCAGATGGCCGACATGATCGACCAAATCCGCGCCGACAATGGCGACCTGATAGCCTCCATGCCGTGCGATGCGGAAACGCCAGGGCAAGAAGCTCTCAAAGCAAAGCATGGATCGCCCCGCGCCTTCGCTCAAGCGTGCAACAACGCCATCGGCGAAATCTCATGTCTCGAAGCTCACACCGCAATCGCGGAATACAAAGCGAAGTGGGACGCAGCCTGAAACCAACACGACCATGATCCAACTGATACTCCACCTCGTGGGCGACTACATCACCCAAACCGACTGGATGGCGAAGAACAAGACCAAGAACAGCCTCGCGGCGGGCTCTCACGCGCTGATCTACTCGCTGCCGTTCCTGCTCTTGAAACCGTCATGGACTGCCTTCGCGGTGATCCTCGGCACCCACTTCCTGATCGACCGATTCCGGCTCGCCCGCTTCGTGGTCTATGCAAAGAACTGGACAACGAATCCGTCCCTGAAGTGGGCGGACGCGAGCGGCACCGGCTACCACAAGGACGATCCCGCGTGGCTCGCTGTATGGCTCCTGATCGCTGCCGACAACACCCTTCACCTCGCCATCAACTATGCGGCTCTCCGCTGGCTCTGATTGCTGGAACACCCCTGCCCACTCGCCGCGATAGCGGTCGGGTGCGGCGACCGTTCGGCCCGTCCGTGATTTTTTCGCGGGCGGGCTTTTTCTTGTTGCACTCCTGAAACCGTCGGCTAGGTTTCGCACGTCAACCGACACCACCAACCAACCAATGAAGACCATCGCCCAACTCCAATTCGGCCTCGACGGACAAGCAAAGTATGCCGCCATGGCCGCTCGCTGCGGCATGACCGCCGAGCAAGCCGCCGCCGCCGTCCTCCTCCAGTCGCTCGCCGACGATATGACCACCGAGCACAAAGCGGTCCTCGCCGACCAAGCCAAAGCGCTCCCGATCCTCGCGAAAATCGCCGAAATGCCAGCCGGTGACGACGCGCCGGATCGTTTCGCGAGAGTGCTTGCCGCTGTCCTTGCCTGATCCTCTCGGGGGCCGCGCACCCTCTCAACCAATGACAACCACCGAAATCGAAAAGAAGGCCGAGGAAATCGGCCTCAGCATCACCGGCGTCCTCACCCTCGCCGGCATCAGCCGCGCCACGTGGTGGCGCTGGAAGACGGGACGCTTCGCCCCTCGGGCGTCGAGCGTCGCGCGGATCATCCGAGTCATCAACGAAACCCACCTGCGGCCATGAGTAAACAAATCGACAACGGAGGACCGGCTTTCCCAGACGGCGGCCAACACAACTACACCGGCGGCATGACCCTCCGCGACTACTTCGCGGCAGCGGCTTTGCAGGGAATTCTTGCTTATGGCGTATGCGATGGAGTTGCCGAGGAGGCTTACAACCAAGCGGATCAAATGCTCGCCGCCAGAAAGGAGGGCGCATGAGTGACCCGAACAACCTCGAAGGCGACCCGCCGACCGTGGAGGAACGGGCCGCAATGGCTCGCGAGCTGGACGCGGTAGCGCCGACGCCGGGCGAGGCGGAGGTCTTCGAGTTCGTGGGCCTGCCATTCCGCGAGCCTTGGGAAAGGGGGGCGAAGTGAGCGTGACCCTCTACATTTTGCCATGCTCCGCGACCAAGGCCCGCACCCTTGCCGCTGGCCCTATGCCGGCTCGCGATGCTTACGCCGGTCAGGCGTTCCGCATGGCGCGCCGACACCTCGAACTGGGTCGCCATAAATGGTGCATCCTGTCGGGCGGTCTTGGCTTTCTTTGGCCTACGACGTGGATCGAAGACTATGACGCCAAGATGCCAGCCAAAATCGATCCTGGCACGTGGGAGCCCTTTAACCTCCTGACCGACCGGCAATACGGACGCCTCCTGAGCGCTGACCGGATCGTTGTTTTGGGAAGCCGCCGCTACGCCGCTGCCGCGGCTGCATTCCTCAACCGCGAAGTCGAAGCGCCACTGGCCGGCCTTCCTATCGGGCGGATGCTTTCCGAGCTTTCGAGGGGCCTCTTTTTCCGCTGCGAAAACGAGCAAAGGAAAGGAGAGGCGGCATGACGACGTTTACCCCTCAACTCAGGGCGGTCCAGCAAGCGGGCGAGGACTTCTACTTCCGCGTGAAGCACCCGACGCTGGCGTGGAACGTCCTCGAAGTGTTGGTCCGGCCGGAGGGCGCGGTCTGGCAGTATTCGTATGGCTACCAGCTGGCGACCTGCGGCTTCGGCGGCCCCTTCGAGGGGATGGCCCCGACCCGCGAGAATGCGGGGCGGATCGGGCTGGTCCGCCTGCGGAACGCGCTCTGGCGGCTCGCTGGTGACGGCGAGCTCGATGGACGGGATGGTGACCAGGCCTCGCCCGCGAACTCGCCGACGCCCTCCGCGAGCGGGACAACGCCGAGAGCGACCGGAAACAGGCCGAGGCCGACACGATCCGGGCGCTGCATGAGCGCAACGATGCGCGGGCGTGGTCTTCCAAGCTGGCGGATTTGGCCGACGATCTGCGGGCGGATTTGGCCGAGGCGCGGAAGCAGCGGGACCGGCTGGCGGCTGCGCTGCGGCGGATTTACCGGATGACGATCCCCGGGCGCGCTCAGGAAATCATTGAGCATGCCCTCGCCGCGCTGGAAGGAGGCGCGCGATGATCCACCGTCTTGCAAACGACATCGCACGCTGTGACGGGTTCAGAACTGTTGAGGCCGACGACAAATCGTACTGGCGCGAAGGCTGTGAAAACTGCTTTCGCCGCACCGCGCCGCGCCCGGAACGAGTTGTGATGATCACGCCGCCGCCGGTCATCGCCTTTGAATGCGAACACCTCATCGAACCATGATCCGCCTCCGCGACTACCAGCTCGACCTCGTCGACGGCGTACGGAACTCCTACCGCGCCGGCAAGCGTGCTCCGCTCGTCGTTTCGCCGACCGGATCGGGCAAGACCGTCCTGTTCGCCTACATCGCGCAAGGCACCAGCGCCAAAGGCAACGGCGTCGTCATCCTCGTTCACCGGCAGGAGCTGGTCGACCAGACGTGCCGGACACTCGCCGCGTTCGGCGTCGACCACGGGGTTATCGCCGCCGGGCGGACGCCCGACCGGTCGCTGCCGGTGCAGGTGGCCAGCGTCCAGACCTACGTCCGGCGGCTGGACGTGTTCCGCCCAGCGCTGATCATCGCCGACGAAGCGCACCACGCGACGGCCGGTTCGTGGCGGAAAGTCATCGAGCACCACCCGCAAGCTCGCGTCCTCGGTGTGACGGCGACGCCGGAACGGCTTGACGGTCGAGGCCTCAAGGAGGTGTTCGACGACCTGATCCGGGGGCCGGAAGTGGCTGACCTGATCCGGGGCGGCCACCTCGCGCCACCGGTCTACTACGCACCGCCGCAGGTCGCCGACCTGTCCGGCATTAAGACCCGGGGCGGGGACTTCGCCCAAGAGGCCGTGGCCGAAATGATGGACAAGGCCAGCATCACGGGCGACGCGGTCGAGCACTACGCCCGCATCTGCCACGGCGCGCCGGCGGTCGCGTTTTGCGCATCGGTCAAGCACGCGCAGCACGTCGCCGACCAGTTCAACGCGGCCGGGTTTCGCGCTGCGACGATCGACGGCAACATGGACCGGGAGGCGCGCCGCGATGTGGTGAAAGCGCTCGGCGATGGCCGGCTTCACGTCCTGACTTCCTGCGAGATCATCAACGAGGGCTTCGACCTTCCGCTCGTGACGGCTGCGATCCTGCTCCGTCCGACGATGAGCCTTGGGCTTCACCTCCAGCAGGTCGGGCGGGTGCTCCGGCCGGCCCCGGGGAAGACCCGGGCGGTCATCCTTGACCACGTCGGCAATCTCGCGCGGCACGGCTTCGCCGAGGACGTCCGCGACTGGACGTTGGAGGGCCGGAAGAAGAAGAAGCGCAAGGCGACGGACGAAGACGATATCCAGCAGCGCCAGTGCGAGGAGTGCTTCTGCTGCCATCCACCGGCCCCGGTCTGCCCGGAGTGCGGGTTTGAATACCCGCGCCGGGAAAGGGACATCCAGCAGACCGACGGCGAGCTGGTCGAGATCGACCCGAAGGAGGTGGCTCGGCAGCGGCGGAAAGAGCAGGGATCGGCGCAGACGCTCGACGACTTGATCGCGCTCGGACGCGCCCGTGGCTACCGCTCGCCGGAAGTCTGGGCCAAGCACGTCTGGAACTCGCGAAAGGGGGTGATGCGATGAGCATGACACCGGAGGAGAGGAGGGCGCGGAATGCTGAGCGAATGCGCCAATACCGCGAAGCCAACAAGGAGAAGGAGGCGGAGCGAGTGCGTCAATACCGCGAAGCCAACAAGGAGAATGTGGCGAAGTGGAAGCGCAAATACCGCGAAGCCAATAAAGAGGATGAGTCAGAGCGAATGCGCCAATACCGCGAAGCCAACAAGGAGAAGGAGGCGAAGTGGAAGCGCAAATACCGCGAAGCCAATAAAGAGGATGAGTCAGAGCGAATGCGCCAATACCGCGAAGCCAACAAGGAGAAGGAGGCGGAGCGAGTGCGTCAATACCGCGAAGCCAACAAGGAGAAGATAGCGGAGCGGAAGCGCCAATACCGCGAAGCTAACAAGGAGTTGATAGCAGACAAAAAACGCCGAAAAGGCCGTCGGAAATGCTTCACCCGAGAAGATGGATCATCATTCCAATCATGGCTGGCGGGTCTTTACAACCGCAGCGCGGTCTTCGAAACCATCGCCAACCTCCAACCCGATCCCGGCCAAACCCTCGCCGAACTTATCCACGAACTCAGCGGCTACGCGATGGAAGTCTGCGAGCAGATCGCCAACCCGCCGGTTGCCGAGGATCCACAACCCGTTCAACCAACACCTGAACCCGACCTATTCTGATGAACGAAATGAACCGCCTTCGGGCCATTATGATCGGCCTGTCCACGCCCGGCGTGCGCCTGTTTCGCAACAACTGCGGAGCGCTCAAGGACGCCGACGGCCGCCTCATCCGCTACGGCGTCGCCAACCCCGGCGGCTCCGACCTGATCGGCTGGAAGAGTGTCACCGTCACCCCGGAGATGGTCGGACAGAAGCTCGCCGTCTTCCTCGCCATCGAGGTGAAGGGCGAGCGCACGCGAGTGACCGACCAACAACGGAACTTCATTGAGCGCGTCCGCCTCGACGGTGGGCTTGCAGGCGTCGCGAGATCCGTGGAGGATGCTCTCGCGATCACCGAGCCGACCATCGCCTGAAAATGCCACAACCACCCCGCCCGCCTGAACTCCGCGAAATGCAGCGCGGCCCGCATTGGCCGAAGCTCCTGCCGATCTTCAAGGAGGGCATCGAGGCGGGGCGGAATGACCAGTGGCGCAACACCTACCCAGCCCGAAGCCTTCGATGGTATGCCTACGAGGCGGGCTGGGACATTGGAATTGATGAGACCAAACCATGAAACCACGCTTTTTTATCGCCCAACCCGGCACCCTGCTCGGCTCACTCATAAAGATTCAAGAGTGGCACGAGTGGGAAGTCGGAGACAGCCGAGATCGCAGCCGCGTCTGTCTGACATCGTGCAAGCGCAAGGCGGAATTGATCCGCGACGCGCTCGAAGCCTTCCATGCGGCGGACAACAAGGAGACCAATGACTGAATCGGTCATCATGACCACCGAGCGATTCGGCACGCCGCACGTCGACGCGCTGAGGGCGAGTAATCCCGGCCTGAAGGTCCACGTCAACAAAGGTCGGCATGGCACCACCGAGGCCGAGCGCCAAGCTCTCTGGCGCAACTGCGACCGGGCAATCCGCGACTGGTGGCGAGCCAACCGGGACAGCGTGCAGGCTCCATCCGTCGCGTTCCTCGAATGGGACGTTCTTTGCAACGCGCCGCTCGCCGGGATCATGCCGCCGTTCACCGGCCTCGTCGGGCGCATCGTCGCACCGGTCGACCATGACCCCGGCTGGGTGTGGTTCCGCGAGGTCGAGCGGCTGCCGGAGTCGCTGAGACCATTTGCAACCAGCCTCCGACCGCTCGGGGCGCTGATCGCCTCCCGGCCGTGCCTCGACGCCATTGCCTCGCCTGAGTTTGACGACATCTTCGCCGCCGACATTTTCTGCGAGCTGCGCCTGCCGACGCTCGCCCGGTTCCTCGGCTTCCGGGTCGCACATGCGCCGGCGTTCCGCCGCGTCGAGTGCTTCTCGATCCCGCACCCCGGGCCAGCTCCGGGAATCTGGCACGCTGTCAAATCAGCTTGCGATCTGGACCCCTTTCCCTGAATAGCTCCACCCCGCAACACGCACCAACCATGAAAATCGACTTCGCATCAATCAACGCCGCCGCGCTGGCTGGCCTCGAATCCCTGCTCTACGAGTGGTTCCCCGCCGGCCACCGAGAAGGCCACGAGTTCAAAATCGGCAGCCTGTCCGGCGAGCCCGGCCGTTCACTTTCCGTGAACACCCGCACCGGCGTCTGGAAGGATTTCTCGAGCGACGCCGGCGGATCCGACCCGATTTCCCTGCTCGCAGCGATCCGGTCCTGCTCGATGAAGGAGGCCGCCACCGAGATCGGCGAACGGTTCCGCACCGGCATTGAGTCGCCCGGTGTGACAGCGGCACCGAAACCCGCAGCCGCGCCCGAGTGGACGCCTGATTCAGAACTGAAGCGCACCGCTCTCCCCCTTCGCATCCACCACCACCGACTCGGCTCACCCTCCGCCGTTTACCCCTATCGTGCCGCCGACGGGTTTCTGTTCGGGGCCGTCTGCCGTTTCGACCTGCCCGACGGTGGCAAGGACGTCATCCCGCTGACATGGGCGAAACACACCGACGGCCGAAAAGATTGGCGCTGGCTCTCATTCGCGAAACCCCGCCCGCTCTACGGGCTCGACTTACTCGCCGCGAATCCCGCCGCCGGCGTCCTGATCGTCGAGGGAGAGAAGGCCGCCGACGCCGCGCGGACCATTTCGCCGGGCGTAGTGGTGACATGGCCGGGCGGAGGCAAGGCCGTTAAGTTCACCGACTGGTCGCCGCTCAAGGGTCGCAAGATCGTCATCTGGCCCGACCGCGATGAACCGGGCTTCGAGGCGGCGCACTCCATTGCCAAGGCGCTCGCGCAGATCGCCGACAAGGTGCGCGTCGTCACCCCGCCGGCAGGCGAGCCTGACGGCTGGGATTTAGCGGACGCAGTGGCCGAGGGGTGGGACCGCGCGCGGCTGGTCGAGGCGCTGAAGCCGAAACCCGCGCCCGAGATCTACGACCAGCCGCCCGAGCACGAGGTCGAGCCGTGGAGGGACGAAGCGCCGCCGACGCCCGCGCCGCCCGTCACCCCGGCAAAATTCCACGACGACCGCATCGGCGAGATGCCGTTCCGCCTGCTGGGAGTCGACGGCGACTCGTTCTTTTACATGCCCGACCGGGGACAGCAGGTGGTCAGCCTGACCGCCAGCGGCCACACCAAGAACAACCTGATGCGGCTGGCCATGCTCAACGCGTGGGAGCGCCAGTTCGGCGACAACGACGACCTTACCGGCAAGGGCTGGGACCAAGCCGTCAACGCGCTGATTCAACGGTCGCAGGCGCTGCCGAAATTCAACCCGCAGCGGATCCGGGGCCGGGGATGCTGGATCGACGGCGACGATGTGGTCTTCCACGCCGGCGACCGACTCATGGTCAACGGCACGACCTCGGAGATCCCCGCCTACAAGTCAGCCGTTCGCGCGATCTACGAGGGCGCGCTGGAGATCCCGGTCGACTCGGGCACGGTCGCCAGCAACCGGGATGCGTCCCGGCTGATCGAGCTCTGCGAAATGCTGAGCTGGGAGCGACCGCTCTACGGCAAACTCCTAGCCGGCTGGCTGGCCATCGCCCCGATTTGCGGCGCGCTGCTCTGGCGTCCCCACCTTTGGCTAACCGGGCCGTCGGGCTCGGGCAAGAGCTGGAGCGTCGCCAACATCATCTCTCCTCTGGTCGGTGACTCTGCCGTCCACGTGCAGGGCAACACGTCCGAGGCCGGAATCCGCCAGAAGATCGGCAGCGACGCCCTGCCGATTGTCTTCGACGAGGCAGAGTCCGAGGACAAGCGGGGCCAGCAGCGGCTCGACGGAGTGCTCGAGCTCGCCCGGCAGGCGTCCAGCGAAAGCAAGGCGCGCATCACGAAGGGCAGCGGCGACGGGAAGTCCATCGACTACATGGTGCGCTCCTGCTTCCTGTTCGCCTCGATTGGCGTGGCGGCGGTCAAGAAACCTGATGTCTCACGCGTCACGGTCCTCCAGCTGAGGAAGAATCTCGGCAACGGCGCGCAGGACCAGTTCGAGCGTATCAAGGCCGCGTGGCTCGGCACAGTCGGACAGGACGGCTTCTCGGAGCGGATCCGGTCGCGCTCGCTGAAGCACGCCAAGACGCTGCGGGCCAACTGCGAGACTTTCAGCGCCGTGGCCGTCGAGTTCACCGGCGACAAGCGCAGCGCCGATCAGGTCGGCACCCTGCTCGCCGGTGCGTTCTCTCTGACATCCACCAACGAGGTAACGAAGGATTTCGCGCGGGAATGGATGGGCAATCAGGACTGGTCGGGCTTCAAGTCCGAGGAGGTCGACAACGACGAAAATCAATGCCTGTCCCACTTGTTCGCCGCATCGATCCGCTACGAAGTCCACGACCGAGGTGTCACCCGATCAATCGCGGAAGCCGTCCACGTCGCCAACGAGACGACGATCGCCATCAGCGACGCCGCCCTGCGGGAGCGCGAGGAGACCCGGGACGCCCTCAAGCGCCATGGGATCCTCGTGAAGGACGGCCGCGCGACGATCGCCAACCGCCACCCGGCGCTCGAGCGGATCTTCGCCGACACTGCATGGGCGGGCGCGAAGTGGCGGCAGCAGCTGGAGCGGGTCGAGGGCCACCACAAGCACGAGGTGATGAACTTCGGGCTGAACGTCCGGCAGCGGGCGGTGTCGGTGCCGGTCTGAAAATAATCCGAGAATATTGTTGCGGAAGTGCAACGGCTAGGTAGTCTTCGCGCATGGCCAACACCAACCACCTCGACACCCTCAACAAGATTCAAGCGCTCTTCATCGAGCACGCCAACGAAACCGGCCTCAACCTCGCTGAGCACTTCAAGACCACCGACGACTTCAAGCAGTTCATCATCGGCCTCGCCTTCCGTGGCCTATTTGAAGCCGGTGTGGATGCCGCCACCGCATTCGACGCGGTGCTTGGCAAGGGCCAGTATGACGCCCTGCTTGCCTCGATGACCTCATAACCAAGCCTTCCGGCGGGTTCCATCCCCGCCGGCCATCCTTTCCCAACCATGAGCACCCCAGACACCAACTGCGAATGCGGCTGCAGACTTGTCGAGAAGGCCGCCGGCGGCCTGATTTGCGAGCAGACCGCTGCCCGCTACGAAGCCACCTACGGCCACCTCATCACCAAGGACGCCCCGCATCCGCAAGCCGAAGAACTGACACCTTCCAAACCATGAGTTACGAAGACACCAGCTGCCCCTGTGGCGGCCGCAAAGAACGGCAGACGATGATCTGCCAACCGTGCCGCGACCACCTCGCCGGCTGCATCGAGCTGGCCGCGATGGACGATGAGCGGATCCCCGTTCAGGCCCGCAGGTCCGCCGCGATCCGCGTCCTCAAGCTGGCCCGAGGCCGCAACCAGAAGCTCGCCCTGCGCTACCAGTTTTGACCCCATGACCCGCGCCCAAATCGCCCTCATCGTCCGCGACGCCGTCCGTCAGGCGGCCCGCGAGTTCGACGTCCTGCCGTCGCAGGCCCACAACCCGACCCGCTACGGATCCACCCCGGCCCAGACCGCCGCGAGGGACGTCGCGATCCGACTGGCAGCCGAACAAGGCCTCGGCCCGCACACGCTCGCCGAGGCGTTTTCTCGGGACGTGCGGACGATCCGAAACGCTCTGAAGTTGACGTCGCCGGACTGAGATCCGCCCCGACCCGAAGGCCCGCTTCCTGACCGGAGGCGGGCTGATTTGTTGTAAGGGTTACGAAAATTCCGCTGAAAATCAAAGGGTTACGAGGTAACGGCAACTTGCGCAATGCACCCCCTAATAAATACATGCATACTAGAGGAGAGAGACCCCCTATAGAGGAGGGTAATAATAATAAATGTATTTATTTGTTGTTGTTGTTGTAGTAGGGGCTAATCCCCGCATTTTCAACGGGTTAGCCTCCAACTGGGAATTGTTACCGGCTGTAACCGCGTTACGCCCTTGATCCCAGCCCGAATCCCTGCCACTCTCCCCTCGCTCACCGACGGAACCACGGCCATCCCACAGTGTCGCCCAAGGTGCTCCCTGCGGAGTTCATAGCGCTCGCCGTCGGACGGGCTCGACAACTGGGGATCCGACACCCCGCCACCAATCCATGACCGCCTACCTCGAAGCGCTCCGCGCCCTGCTCCGCCGAAAGGCCGCGCCCGGGCCGTTCAAGAGCGCCGACTGGCAGGCCGTCGGGCCGGCGATCCGGCAGCGCTCGTTCTTCTCGGCGACGATCACCAGCGCCCGCGTCCTCACCCGGATGCGCAACATGCTGCTCGACTGGCAAGCCGGGACCACCGAGACCGTCGTCAACCCGGTCACGGGCGCGGAGGAAACCGTCTACAAGGAGGGAGGGCTTGCTCAGTTCCGCGAACGTGCCGGCACGCTGCTCATCTCCGAAGGCCTCGCCGAGCCGAGCGACTTCCCCGACAACCGGATCACGAACGTCATCGGCAACGCTCGCCTCCAGCTGATCTTCAGCACGAACACCGAGCAGGCTCAGACGTTCGCCGACTGGCAGATGCGGGTGACCAACCCGCGCACGCTCAACCGCTGGCCTGCCGCCCGGTTCGTCCGCCGCCCGGGTGCGATCACCAAGCGCCAGCGACACGTGGAGGCCGAGGGGCAGGTCCGCCGATACGACGACTTCGCCTTCTGGCTGTTCCAGAACGCCGCCGACATCGGGGGCTTCGAGGTGCCGTGGGGGCCGTTCGGCTTCAACAGCTACATGCGGCAAGAGCCGGTCAGTCGGAAGGAAGCCGAGCGGCTCGGGCTCGTCCGCCCCGGCGAGGTGCTCGTGCCGCCTGACCTTACCCGCTTCGGGATCACGCCCGCCAAGCAACTCAACGCCGGCGTAGACGCGTCCGTGGATGACCTCCCGCCCGACCTGCGCCGCGAGGCCATCAACGCCGTGATTGCGCGCTTCGGGCCGCAGGCGCTGGACTCACGCGGGCGGATCACGCTTGACGCGCTCAAGCAGGCCCGCAACCTATGATCCCATGGCCAAGAAGAAGCCAGCAAAGAAGCAGCCACGCGGACGCCCGAGCAAACGGACGCCGTCAGTCATCGCGAAGATCCTCGCCGGACTGAGCTCAGGCACCCCGCTGTCTGTGATTTGCTCGCCTGCTGCGATGCCAGCGACTCGAACCGTTTCGGATTGGATGGAGCAAGACCCCGAGTTTTCCGCCGCAATCGCGCGCGCGAGGGACGCCGGATTCGACCAGATTGCACTCGACGCGCTGAGGATCGCCGACACTCCGCTTGAGGGGATCGAGGTCGAGGAGACCGTGCAGGCCGATGGCGAGGGCGACGAGACACCCGCCGAGCGGAAGATCCGGCGCAAGGACATGCTGGGGCACCGCAAGCTTCAGGTCGAGACGCGTCTCAAGCTGCTGGCGAAGTGGGACCCGAAGCGATACGGCGACCGCATCGCGCAGGAGATCACGGGAGCCGATGGCGGGCCAGTGGCCACGGTCGCAGTCTCTCTCAATCCCGACCAAGAAGCCGCGTTGTCCCGCCTGATCGCCGACGCGCAAGACCGGGTGCGTAGGCCATGACGCCTCCTCCTCCAAACCCGCACCGAGGAAGCGACTTCAACGGCTTCCTGATCGCACAGCGACTCATGACACCGACCCGCCGCGAAATCACAGCGCACCTCCACAAGTGGGCAGAGACCTACCTCCACGCCCGAGCGGCGTGGGCCTCGCTTGAGGGAGCTATCGGGCAGCAGTTCGACTCGCCGCTCCATCGCGCCGTCTGGAATACCTTCGACGCCTACACCGACTCGCTGGCGGAACTGCTCGGCGACCGTGACGGCTGGCTCGATTGGTTCTGTTGGGAGAATGATATGGGGGCGAAGGCCGGCGAGGTGGAAATCAACGGCAAGAAGCGGAAGGTGCGCAGCGTCCGCGACCTCGCTTGGATCCTATCGCAGCCATGACACCCTCCGAGTTCTGCGTCCGAAAGCTTGGAATCATCCCCTACGTCTGGCAGATCGAGGCGCTGGAGTCGGTCGGCCTAGGGCAGTTCTCATCCGTGGTGGCCGCCAACGGATCCGGAAAGACCGACCGGCTCGTCGCCCCACTGATCCTCTGGTTCCTCGACCGGTTCCCCAAGGGCAAGGTGGTCTTCACGTCGGGATCCTTCCGGCAGCTCAGTAACCAGCTCTGGCCGGCGATCCGTAAGCACCGGGACAAATTCCCGCGCTGGACGTTCCTCAGTGACGAACTGCGCACTCCCGAGGGTGGCTTCGCTCTCGGCTTCTCGACCGACGACGCAGGCCGCGCTGAAGGTTGGCACGGTGACTACGATGCCCCGCTGTTCCTGATCGTCGACGAGGCGAAGACGGTGTCGGACCAGATCTTCGAGGCCTTCGACCGATGCACCCGTCTCTTCCAGCTTTGGGTTTCATCCCCGGGCGCACCGCGCGGCCAGTTTTACGACTCGCACCACAAGGCCCGCTCGCTCTACTGGACGCGCAAGGTGCCGAGCACCGAGTGCCCGCACATCCCCGAGGAGCGGCGCGAGCTCGACCGGGCGAAATACGGCGAGGATCACCCGTTGTATCGGTCCAAGCATCTGGCTGAGTTCACGGCCGACGACGAGCTGATGGTCCTCTCACCGGCCCGCCTCACCGCCGCGCTCGAACGGCAGCCCGAGCCCGACGAGTCCGGAGAGGTTGTCGCGTTCTGTGACTTCGCCGCCGGCCGCGACGAGAACGTGCTGGCGATCCGCCGGGGGAACAAGGCGAGGATCATCAAAGCATGGCAGGAGCGGGACACCGTGCAGGCCGCCCGCCAGTTCATCCGGCTCTTCGAGGAACACAAGCTGAAGCCCGGCCAGATCTTCGGCGACGCCGACGGACTCGGCACCGGCTTCGTCTGCCAGATGGCCGAGGAGGGCTGGCACATCAACCGGTTCCACGGCGGGCAGGCCGCGAAGGACAGCGATGAATACGCCAACCTGATCGGCGAGGTCTGGCACACGGCCACACAGGCGATCCACCGGGGCGAGATCAGCCTTGGCGAGCTCGATCCGATGGCCTTCGAGCAGATCACGACGCGCCGCAGCGAATGGAACGCGACCGGCAAGCTGAGGATCGAGGATAAGGAGAAGATGCGCAAGGCCGGGTTGAAGTCGCCCGACCGGGCCGACGCCCTGCTCGCGTGCATCGCCCTTGGAGCACACCACTCCGGCCTGATGTCCGAGCGGTCCGCCGTGCGCACCCGGTCAAACCCGATGGCAACGCGCGCGGTGAAGGGGTTCAACGCCTTGTGAAATCCTCGGGCTTGTCAAATCCTTACCATGTTGCTAAGGATGCGCAGGAATGACACTCGACGAGAAAAAAGGCGTGGTCTGGCCGGTGCCCGCCCAATACCGCACGAACGACTTCGACTTGTCGAACGTCACGCCCGAGCAGGTCCGCACGATCCTTCGGAACGTCCGCACCGGGAAGCTTGAGGACCAAGACCGACTTTTCCGGCTGATGCTCGACACGTGGCCCCGGCTGCGGAAGGCGCTCAACGAGGTAGCCGGCGCCGTCTCCCGGCTGGAGATCGAGATCAAGCCGGCAACCCGGGAGGACGCTGAAGAGCCGACCCCGCAGGCGCTGCGGATCTACGAGACCGTCGAGCGCGCGCTTGAGTCCTACGCCCCCCGCCCGGGCTTCTGGGAACTCGACGTCGAGGGAATGGTCCGCGCCCTGATCGACGCTTATGCCAAGGGGGTCTCGGTGCTTGAGATCGTCTGGCACGTCCAGAACGGTATCGCCTCGCCGCGCTGCTTCGCTCCGGTGCCGGCGAAATACCTCGCTTATCCATCTTCAGGGAATGAGGTCGACCGCCTGATGGTCGCGCCGCTTGGCACCACGAACGGCCCGCTTGAGGACTTCCCGCCGGATCGGTTCTTGATCGCCGTCTGGAGCCAAGGAGGGATGCACCCGATTCACGCGGCCAACCTCCGCACACTCACGAAATACTGGCTCGCGTCGGTCTACGGGCTCGGCTGGCTCATGCAGTTTGCCCAGCTCTTCGGCGTCCCGTGGCGGCACATCGAGACCGACGGCAGCGAGGGCGCGATGGATGCGGCCGAGGCGATGCTTGAGAACGTCGGCAGCACCGGCTCCGCTGTGACCGGCCCCGGCGTGAAACTCAACATCCTCGACGGGGTTTCCGGCGCTGCCGACTCGATGCCGCAGTCGCACCTGATGGACGTGGCTGACCGGGCTTGCGACATCCTTCTCCTCGGCCAGACCCTGACGACCGACAACACCGGCACCGGCTCGCGCGCCCTTGGCGAGGTCCATGAGGGGATCCGCGTGGAGGTCATCCAGTCGGTGGCCTCGTGGGTGGCGTCGATCATCACCGAGCAGCTCATCCCGGCGATTGTGCGAATGAATTTCGGCGCGGTCCCAGCGGAG